GGCGGCGCATTGAGGAGATCGTCAACTGGCAGCACATGAGCGAGGACGAGCAACAACGGGTAGTCGATCGGCTGTTTGGCTGATCTGGCCCCGCCCACTCCCAAACCGCCCACTGAGGCGGTTTTTTTATGGCCGATCCAAGGAGATCCGCAATGACTGACGAGCCGCTCGACAATGAGCCGCAGTCCGAGGACGAATACGAGACTGCATTCGCTGAGTACGCCACCGGCGAGGTGAGCAACGACGCCCCGGAGGCTGATGACACAGCCGAGACACCGGAGGCCGAGCAGGAGCCAGCCGAGCAGCCGGGCGAGGAGGACCTTGCCAAGCGGCTGGCGGCGATTGAGGCCGAAAACCAGAAGCTCAAGCACTCCGAGGCCAGCCAGCGCGGCCGCCTTGGCGCGTACCAGCGACAGATCAATCAGCTGCAGGCCCAACTGCAGCAGACCCAGGCACCCGCGGGGCAATCCAACGTCAGCGACGACCAGAAGCGTCAGGAGGCGGCCGAAGCGGCTGGCTCCGAGGACTGGGAATCGCTGAAACAGGACTTCCCCGAGGTCGCAAAAGCGCTTGAAGCCAGACTGTCCGCCGAGGCCCAGCGTCTTGAGGCCGACAGGCAGCGACAGGCGCAACTCGAGCAGCGGCTGGAGCAGCTCCAGACCGCTGTGGAACCCATCCAGGAACAGGCCCAGAGCCAATACCTCAAGACTCAGGTGAGCGCGCTAGAAGCCCGCCATCCTGATTGGCAAGAGGTGGTCGCTGCGCCGGCGTTTACTGAATGGCTAAACCAGCAGCCGGAATCACTGCGTCGACTGACCGAATCCAATGACGCCGCGGAAGCCGCCGCGTTGATGGATCTCTACAAGTCGCAGGCAGGTGGCGAGGCTGCTGCCAGCAATCCAGATCGACGCCAGGAGCGTCTGGCCTCCGCTCAAAGCGTCCCCCGCCGAGGGGGTGCGCCGAAGGCAGGAGCGCCGGAGGACTTCGAGGCTGCATTCAATCACTACGCCAAAAAGAGGTAATACACCATGGCGACCACGACTTACGGCACTATCTCGCAGCGTACCGCTGCGTGGGCCGCAACCGAAATGCTCCAGCACGCGGAGCCCATCCTTGTTCTCTCCAAGTTTGGCCTGTCCAAGCCGCTGCCGAAGAATAAGGCCGATACCGTCAAGTTCCGGCGTCCGGTCCCGTTCGGCGGGCTGAGCACGGCGCTCACCGAGGGTACGACCCCGACCGCCCAGCAGATGCAGTACGAGGACGTTCAGGTACAGCTGGATCAGTGGGGTGCTTTCGTCGAGATCACCGATGTGGTCAACGACCTGGCCGAGGACCCGGTGCTCTCGGACGCCTCGATGCTGTGCGGCGAGCAGGCCGCCGAGACGGTCGAGATCCAGACCTGGGGCGCGCTCCGGGCCGGAACCTCGGTGTTCTATGCCAACGGCACCAGCCGTTCGGACGTGAACACGCCGATCAGCCTCGACAAGCAGCGGGCCATCACCCGGTCGATCAAGGCGAACCGCGGAAAGAAGGTGACCAACATGGTTGCCGCCTCGCCCAACTACGAGACGGTCCCCGTGGCGCCGGCGTTCATTGCGTTCGCCCACACCGATCTCGAGTCGGACATCCGCGATCTTCCGGGCTTCACGCCCACCGAGCAGTACGGCTCGATGGACGCGCTGCCGCATGAGATCGGCAAGGTGGAGGACGTGCGCTATGTCCTCTCCCCGGTGCTCGACAACTACGAGGGCGCGGGCTCCTCGACCACCAACGGCATGGTCAACGACGGCAGCAACGTCGACGTCTACCCGGTCGTTTATGTGGCCAAGGACGCCTACGGGCTGATCCCGCTCAAGGGGGCCAACGCCATCACGCCGAAGGTGCTCAATCCTGACACCCCGCGCGGCGGCGACCCGCTTGGGCAGAAGGGCTCGGTCGGCTGGAAAACCTACTTCGTGGCCAAGATTCTCAACGAATCCTGGACCCATCGACTGGAGGTCGCGGCCAGCGATCTCTCGTAAGTAGGCCGGCAACGGCGCTGCCCCAAGCGGGTGGCGCCGTTCTGATTGGAGTGCCTGATGGCTAAAGACGGTTTGTATACCAACATTCACCAGAAGCGCGAGCGGATCAAAAACGGCTCCAATGAGCGCATGGCTCGCAAGGGTGAAGCAGGGCGGCCAACGGACAAAGCGTTCAAGCGCTCGGCCAAGACCGCCAAGAAAAAATAGGCTCCGGCCTATCCCAATATCCCCCGGCCCCGCCTTTGAGCGGGGCTTTTCATTTCCGACATGGAGAAACAGCAATGTCCGAAATCAACGTCAGCGAGATGAGCCGCGAGGATCTGGAGACGACCGCCGCTGATCTCGGCATCGAGTTCCGCTCAAACATCACCGACGCCAAGCTCGCCGAGCGCATTCGCACGCACCTGGGCGAGCCAACGCCGGAGATCACCGAGGGCCCGGATTTGACCACGAAGGGCGAGATCAAGTACGAGATCAGCATCGCGCAGGACAGTCAGGACAAGCAGCCCGTCCCGGTATCGGTCAATGGCTACAACTATGTCATCAAGCGCGGGCAGAAGGTCACCGTCCCGGCTGCCGTGGTTGAGGTGCTTGATCACGCGGTGCAGTACGTCTACGACCCGAGCAACATGGAGCGCCAGGAGGTTCATGCCTACCCGTTCCAGATCCATCGTGAGGTTCGGGCGTGACATTCCTCGAGCTCTGCCAATCGCTCCGGCGCCAGGTCGGCGCCGCGGGCACGGGCCCGGCCAACGTCGAAGGCCAGACCGGCGAGTCGGCGCGGCTGGTGGAGTGGGTGCGCGGCGAGTGGTTGCGCATCCAGCAGCGTCATGAGCGCTGGCGGTTTGCCTGGGCCACGGGCGAGGTGGATCTATCACCCGAGTTCCGCGAGTTTGCGCTGCCTCAAGATCTGTCCGTTATCGACGAGCAGACGTTGCGCATTGGTAAGACCATTGTCTCCCTTTTGCCGTGGGAGCGGTTTCGGTCCGACTATCGGGACTCAACCAATGTGCGCGAGCCCCGCATCGCATCCATCGCACCGGATGGCTTGCTCTACCTGGAGTCCGAGCCGCCTGTCGGCGCTCGGCTCACGTTCGAGTATTGGCGCACGCCTCAGACCCTTGCGAGCAACAGCGACGTGCCGCGCTGCCCGGCGGTCTATCACGACGCGATTGTCTACGCCGCGATGATCCAGTACGGGCTTTATGAAAACGCCCCCGAGGTGGTGCAGCAAGGCCGAAACAACTTCGCCGGCGTCTATCAGGAAATGGTCAATCGCGAGCTCCCCAACGTCACCGTGCAGGGGCCGCTCGCATGACCAGTACCGCCTACATCCCATTTGGTGGTGGCATTGATCTGACCACGCCGGTTCGGCAGGTCGAGCCCGGTCGGTGCCTGTTCGCCGTCAATTACGAGTGCCCAGTGACAGGCGGCTACCGGCGCATTGAAGGCTACGAGCAGATCGGAGAAACCCTGCCAGGCCAAGGCCCGGTGCTCGGGGTGTTCACGTTCTTTGACGACTTCTATGCGATCCGCGAGGACAGTTCGGGCGGAGCGGCCACCCTCTATCGGTGGGATGGCTCAAGCTGGGCCGTTGTCACCGACACCAGCGGCGTATTGGCCGCAGGGCGGCATGAGACGGTCGAGGGCAACTTCCTCGCGACCAGCAGCGGGCGGGCAGTCTATGGCGTCGGCGGCGGCAAGCCGTTTGAGCTCAAGGCCGACGGTAGTTTCCGGGTGCTGGATCAGGCGCCTTCGGGGGCAAAATACATCGGCATCCATGCCAATCACCTGATGCTCGGATTTGAGGCCGGCTCCTTGCAGTACTCCGGCGTGGGTGACCCCAACGAATGGGATGCGGCAACAGGCGGTGCTGGCGAGATCGGCGTCTCGCAACAGATCACTGGCCTAGCGTCCGGGCGCGGCGGCGCTTTCCACATTGCCTGCCGCGATTCAATCAAAGGGCTGTTTGGCAACGTCCCGCAAAACTGGGAGCTGCGCATCACGGTGCCTAATTCAGGCGCCAAGGCCTACTCGATGCAGTCGTTCACCGAGCCGTATTTTGTCGCCGAGCGCGGCATCACAGGGCTCAAGGCCTCTAACGACTTCGGCGACTTCTCGCCGACCCTGCCGGGCAGCCCCATCCAGCCGATCTTCTCGGATGACGGCTATTCCGAGCGCGTGGTCGCGTCATGTGTTTCAAAACGCCTGGCGCAGTACCGGGTGCTTTTCAACGATCGCACGGGTGTCTACTGGTCGCCCTCGGGGGCAACGACGGTCGAGTTCCCCGACCAGATGGTGGTGATGCACACCGGCGAGCTTGAAAGCGGCACCGAGTCCATCCTATCCGGCGACGATCAGGGCAATGTCTATCGGTTTGACGCAGATGCGCTGTCGTTCAACGGCGAGCCGATCACTGCCTTTCTGGCGCTCGCCTATACCGATCTGAACGCCCCGGGCGCTAAAAAGCGCTATCGCCGGGCGTTTTTCGACATTGATTCAGGCACCGAAGATCGGATTGCTGTCCGCCCCGAGCTCGATTATGGCGGTGTCGAATCCTCAAGGCAGCTGCGCTTTTTTCTGGACTACCGGCGTTCGGGCGGTTTGTGGAACGCCGACAACTGGAACGAGATTGCCTGGTCGGCGCCCGTTCTTCGTACCGAGCCTGTCGATGTTGCCGGCTCCGGCGAGTCGATTGGGTTCTCGGTCTACTCCTCGGGCCAAACCCGGCCGCATGTGATTTACGGCTACACCCTGCACCACGAACCAAGGAGGCGCTTGCGTGGCTAACTACTATGACAACTCTGACGAGGGTCAGCGCTTCCAGCCCGGCACGACGGTGCGCGCTGACGAGGTAGACGGCAAGTTCGATGAGGTCGCATCCGGGTTTTCGGATGTTGCAACCGATGCCGCGCGATCGCTCAAGCTGGCGGCTGATGGCTCCGATCATGAGGTCGCCGCGACCGCAACGGAGCGCCGGAACAAGGTCGTCGGCTTTGACAATACCGGCGCAATGGCATTGCTCGCTGGGTTTACCTGGCGAGGTGACTACGCATCGGGGGTCGAGTACTACGTCAATGACGTGTTCCGCGATCCGGCCACCAAAAACCTGTACGTCGTCGAGCTTCGCCATGTCTCGGGTGCGAGCATTGACTCGGGCAAAACGGATCTGGCGATCAACGTCAGCGACGTCGAGGCCGCCAAAGCCGCCGCCAAGGCGAGCGAGGACGAGGCCGAGGCATGGGCAGTTCGCACCAGCGGTCAGGTCGACTCCAGCGACTACTCGGCGAAGGCCTACGCCATCGGCGGCAGCGGCGTTGATGGGTCGATTGGCTCCGCCAGAGACTGGGCGATTAAGACCGATGGAACGGTCGATGGCACGCATTTCTCGGCTAAGTACTGGGCGACCGACCCCAATGTCACGACCGTTTCCACAAACATTGCGGATATCGGTACCGTTGCCACAGATATTGCCGACGTCTCCACCGTCTCGGGCGAGATTGGCACGGGCAAAGATGTCACGATCATCGCCGCGGATCTGGCTGGCTCGAACACGATCGGCACCGTTGCCGGCGGTATTGCCGATATTGGCACGGTCGCCACGGATATTGACAAGATCAACGTCGTCGCAGCGGATAGCGACTACATTGTCAGCGTGGCCGGGATTGGGGCGGATGTTACCGCAGTGGCGAACATTGGCTCCGCGGTCACGGGCGTGAACTCCATTGCTCCGGCTGTCCAGGCAGTCGACGCCAACTCGGGTGCTGTCAGCACCGCCGCCAGCATTAGCACCGATATCACGGCGGTGGCGGGCATTGAGACAGAGATCAATAACGTCTCCATCAATGCCTCGGTGGTCGATACCGTTGGCAGCGATCTGGCGGGTGGGTCGTTCAGTTACGATCTGGGCTCAATCAC